TTCCACCTCAGATTGAGTTTATTGATTTAGTTGGGTTATTAAAAAACTCAGATTTAGAACTTGAACTTGTACAAAACTCTGATTATTTTGGAATGATTGACGCGGTTGATGGAATTGTTGCATTAGGGTGGGAAGATTTTGATAAGGAATCAGAAGAAAGACCAATTAGAGTTTCTTTTCATTTTGGTGAAGAATATGAGACGGTTGTTGAAAAATTAGAATCTAAAGGTTTGGAATTAATAAACGAAGAAATTAAAGAATAATTTTGATGAAAAGAAATGAAATAGTACAAAGATTAATGGTGGAGGGGTTTTCTCCAAAAACATTAGTTAATATGACTGACAAACAATTAAACATGTTATCAGTAAGAATACTTTCTGAGGGAACAGTTATGATTCCAAAAGATAGTCCTACCTATGTTGCTGATGTCGAAGCAGCAAAAAAATCTAAAAAAACAATTGAAACTTACGAAGGTGAAGTTAAAGAAGATTTAAAGGGAAACCAAAAAAAGTTAGATAAAAACCATAACGGTAAAATTGATGCTCAAGATTTTAAAATACTAAAAGGTAAAAAGAAAGAAGTAAAAGAAGGTCGTTGTGGGAAGTGTGATTGTGAAGAATGTGAGTGTGAAAAGAAAGAAGTTAACGAATGGGTTGATTCTTTGGTAGAAAATCAGTATTATTCATTTACAAGTAAAAATGAAATTATGGAAATGATTAGTACAAAATTAAATGAACAAGGTCCTGCAATTGCTGAACCGGATATCGATGTTGAACCAGATATTAGAGAACCAAAAGTAAATCCTGACCAAGACCCCTTTATCGACCCATGGGAAAACCCTAATGAAGGTCCCGACCCAAGTCCTAAGTTTAAAAAAGATAGCTCAGAATTACCTGACTTTATGAGATTCAAAGACATTATAAATTCATTCAACTAATGGCCAAAGATAAAGTAACAAACAAAGAGAAGAAACCACTCATATTGGGTCAAAAAGAAGAACCGAAAGAACAAATGACGTTTGATGACGACAGTAGACCTAGTCCTGACGTTCAAACCGATTTATCAAATAAGGAAACTCCATTTGATAAGGTTGACTTCCCTGAAGCACCAGAGCAACATAGTAACTATGAAGAATTATTAGCTTCTGAAGAATATAAACACGCTTTAGATAAATTAGCAGAATATACGGGAGTTAGAAACATTGGTACAGGTATTAATGGTCAGTACGCTCAGTTATCGAATCAGGCGGCAAGAATATTACAAGAAGTAATGAGAGCCGAAACTTCACATGAGGAAGAATTGGAACAGCTGTGTGAAAGAATTATTAGAAATTATTTTAAAATACCTGAGAATAAGATTCAATTTGATTTTAAATTGGTTAAACAAGCAATAAAATTAAATAAAAGTCAAACTAAACAAGAGTTACAACAAAAAGAAGAAGAGTTAGCGGATGACGTTAATGAATTAAATCCTGAAAGAGCAAAAAGAAGAATAATTAACGCAATGACTCAAGGTCATGCTGTTGATGGTTCATATCTTTATGAGACGGTATCTACTGAATTAGAAGCTATTATGGGTGTTGAGGGAATTGTTGAGAAGTACTCAATATTTGTTTCAACAATGATGTTAGGATATTGGCAAATTCCAAATGAGATGATGGCGGCCGCTGGCGGTGGTGAAGGTGAAGGTGGTGCAGGTAAAACAAGAATAGACACATCAACAAATCCTCCAACAATTTACGCTGAGGCGATGATATTCCCTTTTTTAATACATGAGGCAATAAAAGGAGTTATGGAGTTTTTAGGTAAAGAAAGAAAACCTGAAAATCCTGAGAATTATGAAAAGGCCAAAGATTTAGAGGACCAAATACAACATGAAATATGGGACATTAGATTAGGTAGAGCAATTTGGAAAAGATTAACAAATCTTTATCCTAATGCAATTGTAACAGATGAAGAAAAAAAGAAAATACAATACTATATCTACGTAAACATTGCCAATTTACCCGTTAAAGAGTTTTTATTATTGTTTAAAGAAATAATGGAAGGTACCGAAATGGGTAGAACCTTAATCGGAGCCATATATTATGATTTATCAAGAAAGGTCGACAATGAAACAGTCACTAAATCTGAATCCGAGTTTAGGAGATTAATGGATGAACTGATGGAAAAAAATAAAGACGAGAATTTTACGGACTTTCTCTCACAAATGGGAATAGGGTTATCAAAATAAAATGAAGGTCTCAATTCGAGACCTTTAATTTTTATATTTATTAGTATGAGTAGAATAGAACAATTACATGAATATGCTCGAATAATTAAAGATGCACCATATGCGTTAAAGACGTATTTGCAAACATACGATAATACTCAAAAAAAATATGTTCCATTAGAACTGTTTCCTGACCAAATTCAATTGATTAAGGATTATGAAACTTATAATGAGAATATCACAAGAAAATATAGACAAGCGGGGGTTACTACGGTAACTGCAGCTTGGATTTCAAAAAAACTACAAACAGCAAAAAATACGGAACCTGAAAGGGTGTTGATAATTGCGAACAAACGTGATACCGCAATTGAGATGGCTAATAAAGTTAGAAACTTTTTAGAACAATGGCCAGAGTGGATTAACGTTGGGTTTTCACCCGATAAAAACTCAGAAAGTAGATTTAGATTAAATAACGGTTGTGAGGTTAAGGCAGTTGCAACCTCACCTGATGCGTTACGTGGTTTTACACCCACAATACTTGTATTTGATGAGGCCGCGTATATCGATGCGGGTGAGGATTTTTGGGCGGCATCTATGGCGTCCCTATCTACGGGTGGTAAGATTATTCTTATCTCAACCCCAAATGGATATGACCCAATTTACTACGGTGTTTATGACCAAGCGTTACGTGGTATTAATGACTTCCACATTACCGATTTAAGGTGGTTTAAAGACCCACGTTACACTAAAGATTTAAGATGGATAAAGTGTACTGATATTGTACATTATATGTTAAATAGGGAACAGTACAACGATGATGAGATTGTAATGTCTGATTTTGATATTGAGAAATATACAGAATACTTAGATGATGGTTATAAACCACTATCGTCGTGGTTCGAGTCTATGTCTAAAAAGTTTAAATACGATAGACGTATGATTTCTCAGGAATTGGAATGTGATTTCTTAGGTTCAGGAGATTCTGTTATTCCTGGTGATATTCAAGAAAATATTGCTAAAAACATGATTCGTATTCCAAATGAAAAATATATGCAGGGTACGTTTTGGCATTGGAAAGAACCAATACAAGGTCACAGATACATTATGGGTGTCGACGTTAGTAGAGGAGATAGTGAAGATTTTTCATCCATCAATATAGTTGATTTTGATGATAGAGAACAAGTGGCCGAATATATCGGTAAGATACCTCCAGATGATTTAGCCGCAGTTGCATATAAATGGGGACTATTATATGGTGCATTTATAGTAATTGATATTACAGGAGGTATGGGAGTTGCAACATCAAGAAAGTTGCAAGAAATGAATTATAAAAATTTATACATAGATGGTATCAATACTCAAAATATTTGGGAGTATAATAAGAAAGCAACGGAAAAAATACCCGGTATAAATTTTAACAACAAAAGAACACAAATAGTTGCCGCATTTGAAGAACAATTAAGAAAAGGATTCATTGTTAGGTCTAATAGATTATTAGGTGAATTGAATACTTTTGTTTATCTTAACGGTCGACCTGACCACATGAAAGGACAACACGATGACTCAATTATGAGTATGTCCATGGCATTGTATGCTGGTGACATGTGTTTCAATCAATTGGAAAGGAATGAGAACGCGAATAAAGCGATGTTAGAATCGTGGACTGTATCTGAAAGAACGTATGAACCAAATAAATCATTTTATTCTTATGGAACGTCATTTGACCCAATAGGATTAATGGCGACAGACGATAATTTATTTCACGGTGATAACCCATCAAACGTCTCAAAAGATACTTATAGAGAAAACTCATGGTTATTCGGTAAACGAAGATAACCATTGATTATTAGAGAAAAATAACTTAGATTGTTATAAATAGTATTTATAGATATGGCAAAACAAAATTTAACGATATTTCAAAAGTTAACTAAAACATTTGGTTTTCAAGGTCCTAATGTAGAGGCACCACCATCTTTTCAATTTTCAAAAGATGAGTTATTAAAAACCGACAGTAAAGAAGATTTTGAAAATGCGTTATTACAAGCACAACAGAATCAATATGTTGCCGATAAATGGGCAAAAATTGACCAATCGTTATATAACCAATCGGTATATTACGAACCAAATAGATTATCAGCTTATTATGATTATGAATCTATGGAGTTTACTCCTGAAGTTTCTGCTTCATTAGACATCTACGCGGAAGAATCGACAACGATGTCGGAGAAGGGTGAGATATTAACGATATATTCTGAATCTAAAAGAATTGAAAACATTTTAACAGATTTATTCAACAATGTCTTGGACATTAATACTAACCTACAAATGTGGGCGAGAGGTATGTGTAAGTATGGTGATGATTTTGTTTATTTAAAAGTAGACCCAGATAAGGGTGTAATTGGTTGTCAACAATTACCAAACATTGAAGTTGAGAGAATTGAGGGTGCGGTTCAGAAGGTACCAAATCAAACGGGGTTTAATACTAATACTAAATTACCATCTAGAGAATTAAGATTCGCATGGAAAAATAAAGATTTAGAATTTCAAGCTTGGGAAATTGCTCACTTTAGATTATTAGGTGACGATAGAAAGTTACCGTATGGTACATCTATGTTAGATAAGATTAGAAGAATTTGGAAACAACTTTTACTTGCTGAAGATGCGATGTTAATTTATAGAACATCAAGAGCTCCTGAAAGACGTGTGTTTAAAGTGTTCGTCGGTAATATGGATGATAAGGACATTGAACCTTACGTACAACGTGTTGCTAATAAATTTAAAAGAGACCAAGTTGTTGACCAAAAGAACGGTCAAGTGGATATGAGATATAATCAAATGGCGGTAGACCAAGATTATTTTATTCCTGTTCGTGACCCGGCACAAACAAGTCCGATTGAAACATTACCAGGCGCTGCGAATTTAGGTGAGATTGCCGATATTGAATACATCCAAAAGAAATTATTGGCGGCATTACGTATTCCTAAAGCATTCTTAGGTTTTGAAGAAGTTGTTGGTGATGGTAAGAACCTTGCTTTAATGGATATTCGTTTCGCAAGAACTATCAATAGAATACAGAAATCATTAATTCAGGAATTAAATAAAATTGCATTAGTTCACTTATACCTTTTAGGTTTAGAAGATGAACTACACAATTTCACATTATCCTTAACAAACCCATCTGCTCAATCTGATTTATTACGTATCGAACAGTGGAAAGAAAAGATTACCTTATATAAGGATGCAACATCTGACCAATCACAAATGGGTATTTTACCTGTATCACATACTTGGGCTAAAAAGAATATCCTTGGTTTAAGTGATAACGACATCGTATTAGATTTACAACAACAACGTCTTGAGCGTGCATTAGGTGCTGAACTTATGATAACTAACACAATCATAAAACGTTCTGGTGTGTTTGATGAAGTCGATAAGAAGTATGGTATCTCTGAAGATGAAAGAACTAAATTAGAATCCGCGGGTGCGGGAGGAGCGGCAGGAGCTGACGCAGGAATGGGTGGTGATATGGGTATGCCACCAGCAGCGGAAGCCGCACCAATGGATGCAGCAGCACCGTTGAGTGAGAGTAGAAAAAATAAAATATTAGGAATGTTAGGTGAAGGTGATGAAATTGCTGACTTATTTGATATTAATAAGGCCCAACAGAATATTTATGAAATAGAGAATAAATTAAAAGATATCTTAAACGATTAAAAATGACAAAATTTGGAACACTAAAAACTAAAATGTTAAGTAAATTAACTGAAGCTTATACTAAACAGAATAAGGCGGAAATGAAAGACATTTTAAACACAATTAAAGAAAACAAAGATTTCAAAGAAATGTATTTGTTTTATGAAGATATCGAAACCAAGTATTTCGATAATAAAGAAAACGCAAGACAATACGTTGATGGGATTGGTTCCATTTTAAAAAATCATATGGTAACATTACAAGAATTTTGTAATACTTTAGATAAGAAAATAGATATTAGTGACATCAATGAAAATGAGGTGTATGCTGCTCTTGACCATTTATGTGAAAGAGACATGTTAGGTAACGTAGAGAAGAAGGTTGCAGCTAAGAATAGACTTATGGAACATCTTACAACTAAAAGAGAACCGGTGGTATCTGAAGACACAACTTATACATCTAACGAGAATTTACTACACGCAGTGTTAGCAAATAACTTTAATGTATTATACAACAACAATCTAACTGAAGAACAAAAAGAAGAACTTAAATCAATTCTATCATTATCCAATGAAGAAATTGAAACTAAGACTGTAGATTTAAAAGAAAGTATTTTAAGTTCGGTGTCCACATTATTGAATGAGGCTAACGATTCCAATCTAACTAAAAAACTAAATGACGTTAAGGATGAAGTATCCCAAATGTCACCATCAAGGTATAATGTATATAGATTAACAGAATTGAAAAACGGTCTTATTTAAGACCGTTTTTTATTTGTTCAACGTATATTGCATTTAATACTTCTTTCCTTCTTACTACTGAAGGTTTAACAAATTCTTTCCTTTCTCTCAAATTTTGAATTTGTTTAGTTTTATGAACTTTATTTTTATAACTCTTTAGAGCTGTTTCAAGGTTCTTTTCCTTACTTAAATCGATAATAATCATTATATTCTAGTTTATTTATTAATATTTTTTTGATTTACCAAATATTTTGGTTATATTTTATGTATCACCATAATAAAATAAATATGAACAAAATTAATGAAAACAGGGAAATTTTTACCCTTGGGACACCATCATAACGTTAAAATAGGATATGGTACTGTGGATTACAAAAATCTAAAGACAATATACTTGAAATTTAACTCATGGTTACTTCCAAACAACGACACAACCGATTATGAATCTGTAATCGCAAAAACAAGAAGAACAATAAAATCGAGAATTTACGATTTAAACAATCAATACTTCAAAAGAGAATGTATTGTTGATTTAGATGTAAGAACCAAAGGAATTAAATTGGATAAAAAATCATTCATGAACTTAGAGATAACGTTTTATGTTGAAAAGACATTCGATATTAAATCAAAAGAAATTAAAAATTTAATGAAAGAAATATGTGAAACTATTATTGTTAATGATTTAAATGATAGGAATATATTTAATTTTTTCAAAAACAAAGATTAACTCTCGATATTGATGTATTTATAGTAATAAAAACTATAAATGAAGGTACTAGGAGCAAACGAAACGGGAAGAGGAATATTAATTGAATATGACGCTGGTCATGTATCTCCCGACGACAATAAGAAGATTATAGCAGAAATGAAGGATATGGACTTTTCACAAGACCTTATCCTTTATGCTGTTTTACAGAAGTACGACACACCAAATAAAAACGGGAGAATCTATCCCGAGGTTCTTTTAAAAAGAGAGAACGAAAAATACCAAACACTTATTCAAAAAGGTGGAGCTCTTAATGAGTTAAACCACCCCTCATCTTCACTTATCGATTTAGATAGAGTTTCTCATTCTATTTTGGAAACTTGGTGGGATGGTAGAATTCTTATGGGTAAGATAAAATTATTCACTTCTCCAGGTTGGAAGAAAATGGGTATTGTATCTACTAAGGGTGACCAAGCTGCAATGTTAATTATGAATGGGGCAACTTTGGGTATTTCCTCACGTGGTGTTGGTTCATTAAAGAGTATTAAAGGTCAAAATATCGTTCAAGAAGATTTTGAATTGGTATGTTTTGATTTAGTATCGTCT